TTCAATCCCAAGCTGGTCACCGATTTCGTTTGGAAGCGCTTTGTGCGCAATCCGCCGCCGAACACGATCACGCGCCAGATCAATTATACCGAAAACCCGTTCCTTTCGCAGACCATCCGCGCCGTCATCGAAGCCGCCAAAGCCGAAGATTACGAGGAATTCGAGCACATCTATCTCGGCGTGCCGCGCCAGGATGACAACAGCGCGATCATCCGGCGCGCATGGATCATGTCGTCGATCGGCCGCATTACCGAGGCCGGTCGCTTCCGCATCGAACGCCCCGAGCGCACCCTTGAATTTGAGATCACGGGGTCGCACCGCCTGGGCTTCGACGTCGCCGATAGCGGCATCGACAAGAACGCGCTCACCGCGGCGCACGGCCGCGTGGCGCATTGGGCGGATCTCTGGAAAGGCGGCGAGGATCGCTTGCTCAACAGCTGCGCTCGCGCGTGGACGGCCGCCCAGCAATTCGGTGCCCATATCACCTATGACAGCATCGGCGTGGGCGCGTCGGCCGGCGCGAAGTTCGCCGAAATTAATTCCGAGCGGTTCGACGTGCCGCCGATCGGCTATTCCAAATTCAATGCCGGCGGGAAGGTCTGGCGCCCGGAATCACTCTACACGCAACAGACCAGAAACAAGGATCATTTTGCCAACATCAAAGCCCAGGCGTGGTGGCTGGTTGCCGATGCGTTCCGCAACACGTACAACGCCGTTACGGACGGCCGGCAGTTCCCTTATGAAGAAATGATCTTCATCGACGAAAATCTGCCGCACCTGATGGCCTTGGTCGACGAACTGGCGACGCCAAGGCGGGACGTGGACAAGGCGGGGCGCATGATGGTGGAATCGAAGAAAGATCTTCAAAACCCCAAGCGCGAAGGCGGCCCGATCCCCTCGCCTAACCTTGCCGATAGTTTCATCATGGCTTTTGCGCCGGTCGATGCACCTATCGAATTCAGCGATGACGATCTCGCCGAACTGGAGCGCGCGTGATGCTGCGCGCGTGGGCACGCCGCTGGCTCGGCATCGATGATGCGCCGGCGATCGTCGCCGATACCAAACCGGTAGCGTCGCCAGAATGGTCGCTTGCCGAAATGGTCGAACTCGCCGCGGCTGAAAAGCTGGGCCAGGATAGCGGCCCCGTCGTCACCACATGGCAGCTGGGCGAAGTCGCCCCTGGCGTGCTTCAGGCGCAGCCCGATGGCGGCGTGCTCGCGCTCGACTGGCAGGGCGCAGATCCGATGCTTAGCGGCGTCTACCAATGGGCCGGCCGCAGCACACTGAAAGAGGGCCTCGGCTTTCTCGGCTTCCCCTATCTCTCCGAACTATCGCAACGTCCGGAATATCGCCGCGCGGTCGAAATCATCGCCGGCGAATGCACGCGCAAATGGATCAAGCTCACCGGCGCCGAAGATGACAAGCTCAACGACCTTGCGGACCTGCTCGATAATAAATTCCGGCTGCGCCACGTTTTCCGCATGGCTCTGGAAAAGGACGGGTTTTTCGGCCGCGTCCATATCTATCCTGATATCGGTTTCACCGGGAACGATGCCGAGCAGCAAAAGCCGCTCCTGCTCGACAAGGCGAAGATCGGCAAAGGCAAGCTTTCGCGGTTCAAGATCATCGAACCCTATTGGTCCTATCCGCTCATGTATAATTCGACCGATCCGATGGCGGACGATTTTTATGTGCCGCAGCAATGGTCGGTCATGAGCAAGGTGATCCATGCCAGCCGGCTGATCACGATCGTCACGCGCGAAGTGCCCGACATGCTCAAGCCGGCCTATCAGTTCGGCGGCCTGGCGCTTACCCAGATGGGGAAACCATATGTCGATAATTGGCTGCGCACACGCCAGTCGGTTTCCGATATCGTCCGTAACTTCTCGATCATCAACCTCGCGACGTCGCTGGCCGCCCAGCTGGGACAAAAGGGTCGCGAACTGATCAAGCGCGCGAAAGCCTTCACGCTCAGCCGCGACAACCAGGGCCTTATGGTGACCGATAAGGAAACCGAGGAGTTGAAAGCGGTCAACGTGCCCCTTTCCTCGCTCGATAAGCTGCAGGCGCAGGCGCAGGAGCACATGGCCGCGGTCTGGGGCATTCCCCTGATCATCTATCTGGGCATCACGCCGTCCGGCCTCAATGCCACCGCCGATCCGGAGATCCGCGCATTCTTCACCCATATCGGCCAGATCCAGGAGCGCTTTCGCGATCAACTGCTCCGCTGCATCCAGCTGGTGCAATTGAGCGAATGGGGTGAGATCGACGACGATATCGGCTTCGATTTCATCCCGCTGTGGGAGATGGACGAAACCGAAAAGGCCGCCATCCGCAAGAACGACGCCGATGCCGCGAACGTCTATGTCACCATGGGCGCGGTCTCAAACGAGGAAGTCCGCGAACGGCTCGCCAATGAGGAAGGCGGCATGTTCGAAGGGATCGACTTGGGCGGCGAGGCGCCAGATCCGGCGGCGATCGCGCTGGCCAACACGACCGCCCAAAACGACCTGAAAAATCAGAAGGAAATCATCAAAGCCCAGCCGAAGCCGAAGCCGGCCGTAAAGGCCGCGTGATGGTTCGACGTACGAAAGAGGGCCCCATCGTTTACACCGTCACGCCGTGCCATCGCCAAATCAACCGCGAAATGCTGTTGATGAATACCCGCACGAAAGACGATCTCAGCGCATTGATCGATAGCGGCTGCGCCCGCGGGCCGGTCTGGTTTTTCTCATGGGACGCGGATGAATTCGAGACTATGTGCTCGCCGCGATTGATCTGTGGCTAGGTACATGCTCCGTGCGCCCAAGGAAGTCACGATTGATCCCATTCGCCCGAGCGCGGCGCTTCGCGTGAGTTACGAGCGCAAATTGCATGAGGCGCTCGATCGCATGGCGTCGAACGTGACGCACTGGATGCTTTCGACCTATCGCCGCAATCCGCCGCTGATCGCCCGCGACGCGCCGGGCGAGCGGATCGGGTCGCGTATGAGCCGGCTTACCCGCCAATGGCTGAAACGGTTCGACGGCCTGGCCGAAGAAATGGCCGAATATTTCGCACAGGCCGCATCCGATCGTACCGATGATGCGCTTCGCGGTATGCTGGCCAAGGCCGGCTTTTCCGTCCGCTTCGAAATGAGCGAGGCGCAACGCGAAGTGGTGGATGCGATCGTTGCTGAAAATGTCGCCCTGATCAAATCCATTCCGCAGCAATATCTGACCGCCGTGCAGGGCAGCGTCATGCGCAGCGTGCAGGCCGGGCGGGATCTCGCCACACTTACCGAGGAATTGCAGCACGCCCAGCATGTCGCCCGCAACCGCGCCACCGCGATCGCGCTCGACCAAAATAACAAGGCTACCGCCTATCTTGAGCGCGCCCGGCAACTCGAGCTCGGCATCGAGGAAGCGATCTGGCTGCACAGCGCCGGCGGTAAACAGCCCCGCCCTTCGCACGTCGCTTTCAGCGGCAAACGCTATAGCGTAAGGGATGGCGTCGTGCTGGATCCGAAGGAAGGCACCGTCTGGCCTGGCACCGCCATCAAGTGCAGGTGCGTGAGCAAGGCGATCATTCCCGGGTTCGACTGAAAGGCGCAATCCATGCTGATCTTGTTCGTGGTGGCTATCCTGCTATTGATCGTGAACGCATTGGCGCTGTCTGGCGTTAAGCGCGTGCTCCATTCTCTTGCAGAGGATCTTTACGATATGACACAAGCCCTTGATGACCTTCGTGCGAAGGTCGAAGCGAACAGTTCGGTGATTGACTCCGCTGTCACCCTAATCAACACGCTCGCCGAGGAAATCCGCAACAACATCGACGATAGCGATGCGCTCGAGGAACTGGCCAACGGCCTTGATGCCAAGTCGCAGGCATTGGCCGCCGCGGTCGCAGCCAACACGCCAAGCACGGCACCTGTCGCCACACCCCCAGGCGATGCCACAAGCGCGACGCCGCCTGTCGAGCCGAGCCCGACCGGCGAAGTTCCAACGCCGGAAGCGCCGACCGGCGATGTATCCTCACCGCCACCGTCGAATCCGGACGAATAACCGAGCCACATAGCCGCTAGCCAGTCGGCTATTGCGTGGGGCGCCGATCCCGCCGATTATGGCGGGGTCGGCGTTTTTCGTTTAAAGGGGCTCGAATGGGTGCGCTTGTCGATCTCTGCAAAGTCCAGATCAATTCGATCGGCCCCGGCCCGCTTTCGCTCGGTCAAGCCGTTACCGGCTTCCGTGGCGTCGAAGCTCTGCAAGATAACAATATCTACAGCTATTCGATTATCCAGGACGGCCAATATGAAGTGGGTGAGGGCACATATACCGCCTTTGGCGCGACCCTCTCGCGATCGCCGCTCTACAGTTCGAACGGCAACACAGCGATCAGTGTAGCCGCCGGCGCAGTCTGCGCATTCACCGCGCTTTCTTCCGATATCACCCAGACCGCCGATGCTGTAGGCGCATTGCAGCTGTTGCTGGCGAGCAATGGCGGCGCAAGCCATATCGGCATCCAAGGCGGCGGCGACGTCCAAGGTTTCATCCAGGCACTTGCGACCGATAGCTGGGCATTGACGCAACAGCTTTCCGGCAGTGTGTCCCAGATCTCCGATCTTGCCGGCCTCCTGCCCATGCCCGGCCGCGTCGCCTATCTCACGGACTATGCCAATCTTGGCCAGCGCGCAGGGTTTTTCCTATGCGTGCAGGGCACGCTGCCGAGCGGCGATCCACTGCAAGGTCTCTATTTCCCGTCGAGCACGACCGGCTATTATTGGTCGCGGATCTGGAACGGCGTCGAAGGCCAGGCCGAATGGTTCGGCGCCAAGACTGGCGATAGCAGCACCGATTACGCGCCGGCGATCAACGCTGCCATCGCATGGTGCCCCACCCTCAAGCTGCGCGCGGGCGATTATTATACAAACACGCGGATCTTGGTCACGCGCAACGGCCAGCGCATTATCGGCGCGGGCATGACGCAAACCGATGAGGGCACGAACGCCAACGCCACGCGCATCCTTTGCCAGAGCGCAACCGCCACGATCATGCAGGTGGGCGTGGACGGAAATTCGCTGCCGGCGACGCTCACCGAAGCCGTGCAACTCGCCGATTTCACGGTACAGCGCACGGTCGGCCCGACCATTCCAGCCAGCGGCTTTGCCGGCGGCGCGGTCGGTATCGCCGTTCGGTGGGCAGTCAATTGCCACTTCGATCGCGTATTCAGCCTCGAAAGCGCCAAGGGCTGGGAATTCTATGGCACCGTCGAAATGTACACCACCAAGTGCAGCGCATTGCGCAGCCTTGCCGGTACGACGCCCGCCAACGATTTCCATATCGGCTATTATCTCGACTATTCGGCACCGCTCGGCACTAACGGCGGCAATGCCAGCCTATACTTCGACAAGTGCCGCGCCTTTCCGTATAAGTCGCCAGCCACCCTTGCCTATTCGTCTGGCATTCGTTCCGATGGCGGGTTCGTCGATCTCTATATCGATAAATTCGAGATGGGCGCCGGGATGCAATATGGCATCCACCTGATCGGCGACGCCTATTCGGGCGGCATTTCGTACAAAACCGAAGATCTGATGATTACGAATTGCGTGCTGGATCCGGGCTCGATTGCGAATATCCGCGTCGAGCGTGGCGACATTTCCACGCAATCGGTCATCAGCAACAATTATTGCGCGCCAGGCGCAAGCGGCACCGCCATCTCGCTTTTCCAGCTGGGCGGCACCATCAACGTTTCGCATAACCAGATCATCGGCGGCGGCTTCTACGGCACCGGCATATCGGCCAACCAGGTCAACGGCTTGGTGAGCAGCTGCAACCTGATGACGCGGATCCTTAATCCGATTGTGCTCAATTCCGTCACCGCATTCACGATCAACAATGACCGTATCCATGGCCTGGAAGCGAGCGGCACTGCGCTCGGCGCCGTCGTCTGCACCAACTGCACCCAAGGCGTGATCGAGCCGATCGTCGACGGGCCCAGCGGCTGCTATGGATCCGGCATCTATCTGACTGGCACGGGGAATTCCCGTATCGAGGCGCGCGTTACCAATCTGCAATACAGTGCTTTCGTGGGCGGCGCGGCGCAGAAACTCTTGAACAATAATGTTCAGATCACGTCGCCTGGCCCGTTTGGAAATAATTGCACTTCGACCGGCATCAACTGAGGACAAGGCTTATGCGTCGCTCCCCTACCCTCGCCATCGACCGCGCCATCAACGACGATCGCCTGATCGCCGTCGATCTCACGCCAGGCAATCGCCGCATCGATGCGAACGGGAACCTGCATATCGAAGTGAACAACATCGCAAAGGCGAATGTTTGCCCCTATTACGGCCGCGAAATTCCCGGCTGGTCGCTGCTCGGGCTGGACGCGAACAAGCTTTACCGGCTCTATCGCGATCCCGAGGAACTGGCGAAGTCCGCCGAGCACTGGAACAATATCCAGGTGACTTTCGACCATCCAGCCGAAGCCGCCCGCACGCTGCGCATTCCAAAGACGTCGATCATCGGTTCGACCGGCACCGATGCGTCGTTCCAGCCGCCTTTCGTGCGAAATTCCATCGTGGTTTGGGACAGCGCCGCGGTCGACATGATCAACGCGAAAAAGCGCTACCAACTCTCACCGGCCTATCAGTTCACGGCCGTGATGACCCCAGGTGTTGTGGACGGGATTGCATTCGACGGCAAAATGACGGATATCAAGCCCAATCACGTCGCGCTTGTCGAACGCGGACGCCAGGGGGCGGAAGTGGCGGTAGGCGACAAAAGGCCGGAGTTGCCCATTATGCTGAAGTCACGCCGCGCGCTGATGCTCCACGGAGCACTTAGCGCGCATATTGCTCCGCTGCTCGCCGCCGACAAAACCGTGGATCTCGCGCCCACCTTGGAAACAATCACCGCGGCGGATTACGAGAAGCCGGAAACATTCGCGGCCAAGGTGCTGGCCGTCACTGACGGCGCTCTTGCCGAAGATAGCGACCTCACCGCCGAGGAGATCAGCGAAGTCATCACCGCAGTCGCCGGTATCACGATCGCCGAAGATGACGCGATTCCGGAAGTTGTCGCCAACCCCAATCCGAAGCCCCGCGCGAAGCCAGCCGCTCAGCCGCAGCCGACCGGCATCACCCAGGCCGCGATGGATGCGGCGATCGCCGAAGCCACCGCGAAGGCCGCGAACGATGCCATCGCCCGCATGCAGGCCGTGCGCGAGGCGGAAATCGCCGTCGAACCCTTCATCGGCAAGCTCGCTACCGCCCAGGACAGCGCCGCAGCGGTCTACAAACTCGCGCTGGATCATCTCAAGGTCGATTATTCCGGCGTGCCCGAGGAGGCTTATCGCGCGCTTCTGCTCGCACTGCCCAAGCCGCAGGTTGAAGTGACGCGCACCAGCCCGGCTCCCCGCGTCGGCATGGACGAAGCCGCCCGCAAGCGCGTCTCTGAAATGTTCCCCGACGCCAAGCCGCTGATCAGGAGCTAACCGGCCAATGACGATTCCTCAGCAGTCCGTTTATGGTGATCTCGCTCCTGGCATCGAGGGCGACTTCGCATCGGCCAATCCGCACGAATCCATGCTCGCCGGCGAGGGCACTTTGGTTGCCGGTGCGCTCGGCGTCATCGTCGGACGCTTCGCCTTCGCCCGGGTAAGCGACGGCCTCGTTTTCAACCAGGCGCCCGGCAGCGCATGGCGTTGCGGCTTCGTGCATCGCAACCAGCCCGGCGCTGCGATCGCGACGTGGCTGGGCCAGTCCAGCATGACGGCACAGCCCGGCACGCCGATCACCCTGTTCGAGCGCGGCGATTTCTTCGCCCGTTTCGCCGCTGGCGCGGTCGTGGGCCAGAAGGTCTATGCCAGCCTCGTCGACGGCACGTGTCGCGCGGGCGCAACCGGCGCGCCAACCACGAACGCGCTGATCACCGCCAACACGACCAACGGCAGCGCGACGCTCACCGTCACTGCCAACACCGGCGCCAATCTGACTGTTGGCCAATCCATTTCCGGCACCGGCATCCCCGCCGGCACCATCATCACCGCGCTCGGCACTGGCACCGGCGGCGCTGGCACTTACACCATGTCGGCGAATGCGACCGCATCGAACACCGGCATCACCGTGACCGCGACGACGGAGTATGAAACCGCTTACCGCGTCCACGGCGTACCGAACCCAGGCGTTAGCAATGTCGCTGCCGCCGGCGATCTGGCGATGATCAGCACGAGGCTTGTCTAAATATGCGCATTGAGCCGGAATTTCGCACGTTCATGCAGGATCGCGGCGTCATCGTCGCAGCCGATGAATTTGTCGAGGAGCATTGGATTTCGGATTTCCGCGCGGCGATCGACGCCGTGCCGACCTTCCGTGGAAACCCGGCGCTTGCGGTGGATGCGCAGACGCAGCTGTTCACCAATCCGAACGCCGGCATCCCGCTGTTCCTCTCGAACATCGTCGATCCGCAGGTCGTGCGCATTCTCACCGCCCCTACCCGCGCGGCCGAGATCTATGGCGAGAGCAAAAAGGGCGACTGGACAACCACCAGCACCTATTTCCCCTTCGTCGAACAAACCGGCTATACGACGAGTTATGGCGACTGGAACAACAACGGGTCGGTAGGCGCCAACGTCAACTGGCTGGCCCGCCAATCCTATCTCTTCCAGACGGTGGCGCAGTGGGGCGAGCACGAGCTCGCGCGCTATGGCCTGGCCGGCATCCAGTATGCGACCGAAATCGAAATGGCGGCGGCTACGGTCATCACCAAGTTCATGAACAAGTCGTATTTCTTCGGCATCGCGGGCCTGCAAAATTATGGCATGCTCAACGATCCTAACATGATCGCGAGCATTTCGCCCACGACCAAAACCGCCGGCGGCACGACCTGGGCGAACGGCACCGCGCAGGAGAATTTCAACGACATCAATAAGGCTTTCGCGCAGCTGGTTACGCAGATGGGCGGCCTTGTCGTCGACAACAATACGGCGATGACGCTGGTGATCCCGCCCGCGCAGCTGCCGAACCTGAACAAGGTTTCTTCGTTCAACGTCAGCGCGATGCAAACCATCATGCAGACGTTCCCGAATCTCACCATCCAGACCGCGCCCGAGCTCGCCACCCAGGCCGGCAACGTGCTGCAGCTGTTCATCAAGAACTATGACGGCGTGGAAACCAGCTACGGCGCATTTACCGAGAAGATGCGCAACCATGCCATCGTCACGGACATGAGCGGCTGGAAACAGAAAAAGAGCGCGGGAACCTGGGGCGCGATCAATCGCCGTCCCCTCGCCTTCGTCACGATGCTAGGAATTTGAACCATGGGTGAGACCGTCTCGATCGGCTGCAAACTGCCAAACGGCCACATTATCGAATTGGGCCAGGTCATCGTTTCCAACGAAGCGAGCGATCGCCGCGATCTAGCGATGAACATCGTCCAGGACGGCACCGCCGTGCGCCTCAATGGTTCCAGCCATCCCAATGCGGTCGGCGGCTATGGCATCACGGCCGGCATCGACAAGGATCAGGCGCTGGAATGGTTTGAGCGCAACAAGGATTTCCCGCCGGTCAAGAATGGCTTCATCATCATGCACGATGATGGCCGCACGCTCCGCGGCGAGGCCAAAGAGCGCGCCGACGAAAAGACCGGCCTCGAGCCGCTGGATCCGGAAAACCCCTTGGGCGATGGTTCGATCAAGCCCGAGAAGGAAACCCAGCAGACGATCGAAAAGAACAAGGCGGCTCAGGGCCAACCCGCCGCCAAAGAATAGCCACGGCGGCCGCCATGGCAGCGGCGCGCGCTAGATGACCATCGAATTCCTTAAAGCTGGCACCGGCACGTGGACGTGCCCGGCCGGCGTCACCAGCGTCAAGGTTCGTTGCATCGGCCCAGGCGGCCGCGGCTGGGCGCGCGGCGCGTCGGCGGGCTCAGCTTCAGGCGGTGCTGGGGGCGCCTATGCGGAAAGCATCGTAACGACCGTCCCAAGCACGGGCTATGCCTGGACGGTAGGCGCTGAGAACAGCGGCACCGATACCAGCTGGAATAGCGGTGCGGTGCTGGCGAAGGCCGGCCAAGCGGCGCAAACCGCCAATCTCAACGGAAGCGGCGGCGCAGCTGCATCATCGGTCGGCACAATCACGCGCAGCGGCGGCGATGGCGGCGGCGCGACCGGCGGTTCGGGCGGCGGCGGTGCTGCAGCCGGGCCAGATGGTGACGGCAAGAATGGCGGCTCAAGCTCGAGCTCCTCAGGCGGCGGCGGTGGCGGCGGCTGCGATGGCCTTTCCGCGACTGCAGGCGGCGCTGGCACGAGCACTGGTAACACCGGTTCCGGCGGTACGGGCCCGGCAGGCGACGCCGGCGGCCAAGGTGGATCGACTGGATCAGGATCGCCATCCGCTGGCGCAGGAACGAATGGTTCGGGCGGCGGTGGCGGCGGCAATTCCTCTGGCCGAACCGGCGGCCAAAACAGCCAATACACGCTGTGGACCGCAACCACGGGCACTTATAGCGGACAGACGGCAGGTCCAGGCAGCGGATCGGGTGGCGCAGCTACCGCTGGCGCGACCGGCGCGACCGCTGGTGCGGCATCGAACGGCTATGGCGGTGGATCGGGCGGCGGCCGCAACGCCGCGGCGGCCGGCGACGGCATCATCGTGCTCGAATATGGCAACCTGTTCGGCGTCGGCGAAAGTGACGTTCGGCCGAGCGACACGGCGCTCTCGGGCACGGGCGCGCTCGCGGGATCGAACACCGAAGGGATGGCTGGCAGCGCGGCAGCGCTGACTAGCTCGGCGCCGCTGGTGGGAGTGATTGCAACCGGCTTCGCGAACCGGGCATCTGTCAGCATCACCGCAGCGCTTGTCGGCGCGAATAGCGAGGAGCTCGCAGCCAGCGGCGAGCTTACCGGTACCGCCGCGATCGCCGGCGCCAACAGCGAGACGATCGCCGGAGTTGCCACGATCACCGGCCTATTCTCGCTTGCGGGCATTGCGCAGCTGGGCTCGGCCTCGCCTGCCCTATTGACGGGAGCCGGCGCGTTGGCGGGCGGCGTCGCGCTCGAGTCCGATAACAGCGTCACTTTCAGCGCGATCGCGAACTTCACCGCTCGATCGGCGCTGGCGCTGGCACCATTTTCGGTCATCAGCGGAAAAGGTGCGCTTGCCGGATCGCTTCAGGTCGGCGCGCCTGCGGTCGCATTGGGATCCGGAATCGGCGCGCTGGCCAGCATTGCGGCTCTGACTGTCAGCGAGAATAGCCAAATTTCGGGCAGCGGCGCGCTATCAGCAACTTTATCGCTCGGGTGGCCATCTATCACCCCTTTGACCGGGATCGGTGCCCTACAGGCCGTTTCCGGGCAAAGCTTCGCGTGCCAGGCAACGATAAAGGGCGCTGGAAGCCTGATCAGCATGCCGGCGATCGGCCTTTTGCCCTATGGGCCCGCGTCCGGCCTGGCGGTATTCGCCGGATCGGTCGCGCTTGGCCTCAGCCCGTCCGGCGTCGTCGATACCAGCACGGCCGCCGCACGATCGGTTATGGCCTTCTCGGCCTACGCCACCGCAGTCGGCGCCAAGTTCATGACGCCCTGTTCGGCGCTTTCCTTTCAGGGCAGCGCGGTGATGACGTCTACCCAAGTTCCACGTGAAACAACTGCCGACCGGATCGCCTATAGCGAGGCGATCGAGCGGACGGTCTATTCAGTCGAGCAATAAGCTGGCATAAATCGCCGCCATGTCGATCACATGGGAAGCGATGGATGCTGGCGCCACCGATTACCGGCGGCATGATTTCAGCTTGATGCTCAACCCGGGCGAGATCGTCACCAGCTACAATGTCGTTCAAAAGGCCGGGAGCTCTGCCATCCTCGGCCCATCCTTCCCGATCGTGCCCAGCACCAGCGCGATTGACTTCCAGATCAAGGCCGGCATGGTCAACGAAATCGATATCTGGGACGTGACGATGCTCACGAACCTGAATAACGATCTGACCGAAACCCTTGTGCTGCCTATCCTGGCCCGCGAGCCGGTGATCCCCATCCCCGCGCTGCCTACATCGTTCATGCTGCGCTATCCGCAATTCCGCACGGTCGACCTGGTGCTCCTCGAGCAATATTACGCCGAGGCACAACTGTTCCTGGATTCGGGCGATGCCAGCTATGTGCAGGATCCGGCGCGGCGCGAAATGCTGCTCAACATGCTGACCGCGCATATCGCCTTCCTGAATTCGCCAACCAACCAGGTCGCAGCCAACGGCATCGTCGGCCGTGTCCAGCGCGCGACCGAAGGCGCGGTCACCGTTGAATTTGCGGAATATGTCAAGGCAAACAACGGCACGGAAGCATGGCTGCAACTCTCGCCCTATGGGGCCATGTTCCTCGCCGCCACCGCCCAATATAACCAATTCTTCTATATCGGCGGCGCGACGTACGATCCCGATCCCTGGGACAATTATTGGGGCGTCTACGGCCCGCGGCCATGGCTGTAATCTCGGGCGGCGATCGGCTCGAGCGATATCTTGCGGATCTCTCGCGCAAGGTCAAAAGCGCATCGCAGCTTAAGGTCGGGTTCCTGGAAGGCGCAACTTATCCCGATGGCACCAGCGTGGCGATGGTGGCCGCGATCCAAAATTTCGGTGCGCCGTCGAAAGGCATCCCGCCCCGCCCCTTCTTCACCAACATGGTCAAAGAGAAATCAGGCAATTGGGGCGTACAACTGGCCGAACTCCTCAAGCGCAACGATTACGATGCGCACAAGGCGCTCGCGCTGATGGGCGAGGGGGTGAAGTCTCAACTTCGTCAAAGCATCGTGGATACAAACGACCCTGCCCTATCAGCAGTGACGCTCCTCTTGCGGCAGCGATTTCCAAGTGCCGATTATGGCGCGTCCGATGTGTGGCAGGCGTTTCATGATGTCGCGAATGGTGTCAAACCCGAGATATCAGGGACAGCTGCCAAACCCCTAGTTTACACCGGGCATTTGCTTCAAAGTGTGGACAGCGAAGTCACGTAATGTGTCGCCAAGATTGTCCGGCTTTAATATCGGATATAGTCGATTGATCAACGCCGTATTGCTCAGCAATAATTCTCTGTACCCTGTTATCGTTTTTTATTGCTCTGATATCGGCATCACTTAGCTTAGAGTTCCCGACCCTCATTCCCATGATATTACGGCCTTTGGCCATCATGTCTGCAACATTGTCGGAATTCGTTCCCTGAAAAAGATGGCTAGGTTCGCAACAGGCCGGATTGTCACAGCGATGAAGCACAAACATTGATGGTATGAAATTGGCGAATGACCATTCGAATGCCAACCGATGCGCAAGAAAAAGCTTATTTCTGCCTATACCGAAGATGCCATATCCCTTTTGGTTCCTGGCTGCCTGCCACTCTATGCAACCGTTCGCAGTCGGCGTAGAAAGCTTTGAGCAAAAGCGATCTACGTGCTCTATTGGCGCAAAAGGAAGTGCGAGCATGGCCTTATCACTAACCCATAATGTGGGACGTATCAAGGCGTGGGCTTGAACCTGCACCAGATCGTGCGCGGCGCCATCGCCAGCGTGAACCCTGATCAGCTGGGCACCGTGCGCATTAGCGACGGCTACATGACCGCGCCCGATGGCACCCGCACGCCAAAATATAAGGATTTTCCCGCCCAGACGATCCAGGAGCAACCGCTATCCGGTCGGGAAGTCGAGCATCTCGATAGCCTGAATATCCAAGGCGTCATGCGCGGCTTTTTCCTCAATGGGAATATTCAAGGCGCGGT